GTTGGTTTATCCTATTTTTTTTCTTATCTTTATATATTAACTGTAGTATATGGATTATACCTTTTTATTAGGTTCTATAGAGAATATATTAGGAAAAAGTCATAAGAGAGCTAGAAATAACTACGCTTTTCACTGTCCTTTCTGCAATCACCGTAAACCAAAGTTAGAAATTAACATGGTTACTAATGAGGAAGGAAAGAATTTCTGGGAATGCTGGGTTTGTAAAACCAGAGGACAGTCTATATACTCACTTGTAAAGCAGTTAAAACTACCAAAAAACGAAGCTCAAGAAGTTCTTAAATATGTTAAGAAAGGTAAAAAATATGAATATAAGAATGATGAGATAGTAGAATTACCTAAAGAATTCCAACCTCTTCACTCAGCTTCTACAACTTCTATTATTGCAAATAAAATTAGAAAATACTTAAATGATCGAGGACTTACCAACAATGATTTTATTAAATATAATATTGGATACTCAACAACTGGAGACTATGGAGGAAGAATCATTATCCCTAGCTATTCTGAGTCCAATAGGCTCAATTATTTTGTTGGAAGAACTTATGAAGGAGCATATTTTAAATATAAAAATCCCGAAGCTTCCAAAGACATAATATTTTTTGAGAATTTAATTAATTGGAATCAACCTATTATTTTATGTGAAGGAGCATTTGATGCTATGGCCATTCGTAGAAACGCAGTGCCGATATTAGGAAAAAGCCTTTCTCCTTCGTTAATGAAAAAAATTATTACTTCTAAAGTAAAAGATATCTATATTGCTTTAGATGAGGATGCACAAAAGGATGCATTAGAAATAGCAGAGAATTTATTGAATCTAGGTAAGAGGGTCTTCCTAGTTGATTTACAACAAAAAGACCCTAGCGAGATGGGCTTTGAAGCCTTTACTCGTCTTATACAATCAGCAGAAGAATTAGATCTTTCTGGTCTAATGCTGCACAAAATAAACGCCTTATGATTCGTCAAGGTACAAATATTTTAAAAGAGAATTCAAAAAACAGATTAGATTTTAAACCTGATCTTAAACAAATTAATTTTTTAGACCGTAGAGTCTATAAAAGAGACGAAGGTATATACTATCCTTCAGTAACTACTATCTTACAGTACATGCCTAAGAATAAGTTTTTTGACAACTGGTTAAAAGATGTAGGACATAATGCTGATCTTATTATGAGAAAAGCAGGAAAAGAAGGTACCCAAGTACATGAAGCAGCTGAAGCTCTTGTAAAAGGAGAAGAAGTAAACTGGATGGATGATTACGGAAATGCAAAATACTCTCAAATAGTATGGGAGATGATTTTAAAATTCTATGATTTCTGGTCTACTCATAAACCTGAGTTAATCTCTACCGAAGAATTTGTCTTTTCAGATAAATTTAAATATGCAGGAACAGCTGATTTAGTTGTAAAAATGGATGGCGAAACATGGCTTTTAGATTTAAAGACTTCTAATTCTTTACATAGAGCTTATGATTTACAACTTGCTGCTTATGCTAAAGCTATAGAAGAGGTAAAAGGTATTAAAATAGATAGAACCGGTATTATCTGGTTAAAATCTAGCACTAGATCTGCTTCTAAAAAGAAAGGTGTTTATCAAGGAAAAGGATGGCAAATTAAAATAATTGATGAAATTGACTATAATTTTGATTTATTTCAAACTATATACAAGCTTTATTCTTTAGAAAACCCTGTTACGGAACCTATTTATAAGAAGTACCCTACTAGTTTGAAACTATGAAAAATTTAAAGATCTTTTGGTGTAGACTAAAAGTAGCTTTTTTTGAATTAATATCAATGCTATGAAAAAAATATTAATAGTACTTTCTTTTATATTATTTACTTCCTGCGGAATAGAATGGCAATATGTAACCTTAAATAATGCGGCACAAGTAGATGCTATCTATAGATCTAGCGATTATAAAGTAAATACTGTTAATTATAATTTTTCTTTATATAGTTTTGATCAACCTTTTATTTGGGGTGATCCTATGTTTAGTAATAGATATAATTTCTATAATCCTTATTTAGGTTATAGTTCATATTGGAACAGATGGGATTGGTACTATCCATACAATAATTGGTATTGGAATAACTGGAATAGACCTTATAATTACTGGAACTACTATAACCCGTATTTTAGAAGAACTAGAGTAACTTATGTAAATGGGTATAGAGGAAGAACCTCATCTATTTATAATAATACAACAAATAGATTAAATTTAAATGCAAATGATCAAACTACTAGATCTAATACAAGAACAAGATCAATCCAAACCCAAAGCCGTAGTGATGGCGGGAGGAGCAGGAGCAGGCAAGTCGTTCCTAATCAAACAATTAGGACTAATCAGCCTACCAATGTTCAATCCAGACAAGTACGTGGAAGATCCAGATCATCCGTATCACAACAATCTCTCAGCAGCCAGCGGTCAAGTAGACAAAGACGTAGCGGCGGCAGCAGAAACAGGTAAATCACTTGTTTGGGATACAACTGCTTCTAATCCTTCTAAAATAGAGAATCTACTTAATAAAGGGTATGATGTATATATGGTAATGGTCTATACTCATCCAATGATTGCTTTCATAAATAATTTTTCTAGAGAAAGAAGAGTACCTAAAACGGCTGTATTCTCTACCTGGCGTAATGTTTACGACTTGATCGGAAAATATAAAGAAATGCTTGGAGATAATTTTTCTTTATTTGTTAATATGAGGCAGAATAAATATGCTAAAGAAGTAGAGGAATTTAATAAAGCGGCAGAAAGAGGAGTAAAAGGAGTTACTGATTATTTACAAAAATACATCGAAACCCACGGGGGTGCAGAAGCTTTTAAATCTACCTTTTCTAAACCATATGAACTACCATCAGAAGAAGCTATTCAGGCATTTAACCAAGAAATGGCCGATATTGAATTCGATAGAGAGAATGAATCTATGGTTAAAGAGTTAAAAAAATATTGGATTAAGTTTTATGAAAAGAACGGTGCTGGACCTGGAGACATAAAAATGAGAAGCAAGATAGCAACTATAGAAAGAAGGTATAAAAATAATAAAGAAAAAGAAAGACAGGTTCTAATAGATGTAGCAGATATGCTAGTAGATAGAGAATTTCAAGAAGAACTTAAACACTCAGAGGTAGCAGAAATAGAGAGTAAAGTACAAGCGTTTTTAACATGATAAAACTAGCTAACATATTACTTGAAAGTGAAGGACCAGCTCCTAAAAAAATACCATCTGAAATTTGCTGGCATTTAAGTGAGGAAAAAAGATCAACCTTTCCTGACTTTGGATTTCACATTGGTACTGAATTACAGTCTTTAGATAGAGGTTTTCAAATGCTTCATCATGAGATGGTTGATGATATAGACAATACAGTCTTTTATTTACATAAAGTAAAAGTAAATCCTTCAGCTGAAATTTATCCTGATATTTTATATGATGACCCTGAGGAAGGGTATACTATACCCAGTGACCAAATAGATAAAAATAAAATTTATTTCTACGAAAATGCTCATGAAGGGTTAGACGGTCCGGAACCTAATCTATCAATATTCACTAGTGGTAACAATATTAAATTAGTTCAAATTATAAAATTAGATACAAGAGGATGGGAAGATGGAGAATCAGAATTTGATAAAAGATATAACTCTTTATGAAAAAACTAAAAAACATATTTTGGGAGTATTGGATTAAACCTTGGCACTCAGCTTAAAATAAAAATATGATAGCATTATATCCAGGAGCATTTAAACCACCACACCGAGGTCATTTTGAAGTCGTAAAAAGTCTTCTTAATGGATACCATGGCGGTAAGGTATATGATATAGATTCTTATGCAGAAGCTGGTACAAGCGTTCTTCAAGGTAAAGGTGATGAATTAGAAAAAATTAATAAAGTATTAGTTTTCATCGGAGGCGGTGAGAGAAACGGGATATCAAAGGAGGAATCAATGGCTGTATGGAAAATATATGCTAAGTATTTACCTGGTTTAGAAATAATGGATGGAGAAAAGAATCCAATGTTTGCTGCTAAAGACTATGCTAAAGCTAATACTCAAGACCAATTCTATGCAATAACAGGAATAAGATCAGAAGAAGATCTACCAGACTTAAAAAGAGTTACTACATTCAAAAATAGAGAAAATGTAAAAGGATTAGTTATACCAGCTGGAGCGGCTTCTAATGTAAGAGCTACAGATTTTAGAAACGCAATTCTGTCAGGTAATTTAGATGATGTTCTAGATTTTTTCCCTGGAGAGTTATCAAATGATGAGATTTTAAAAATTATGAGTATGTTAAAAGCAAGTATTATAGCTGAAATAATGCAAGAAGATCTAGAAAATAAATTAAATGAGATGTTTGAAGCAGATAAAGAAGTTAAAAAAGAAGGTTCTTCTGGAACTGCTATCGCTCCTCAAAGCGTTACCCGTTCTGCTGATAGAGCAAAACTTGTAACTTTATACAATAGGCTGAGAAATGTAATAGGAGATCAGTACTACGATATTGGTTTTCATCAAGATCATATTATTATAAGAAATAAAAATGAAGATCAAAAAATAGGCTTTGATTATACTCCATATATGGCTTCTATATTAGAGTATATGGTTGATGAAGGAATGAAAATAACTCCGCTACCTGAAGTAAAAATTAAAAAAGATATAGCAGAGTCTTCTAATTTTTTCGGTAAAACAGCATATTATGATCCTACTAAAAAAGAAGTAGTATTGTATGTAGAAGGTAGACATCCTAAAGATGTAATGAGATCTTTTGTACATGAAATGATCCATCATAAGCAAAATCTAGAAGGTAGATTAGGTAATATAGGAACTACTAATACAAATGAAGACGATCATTTATTAGAAATAGAAAAAGAAGCATATTTAGAAGGAAATATAACTTTTAGAAATTGGGAAGATTCTATTAAAAATTAGTTGGTTTATTGAATTATTTTTCTTATATTTAAATAGTAAATAAAGGTTATGAATATAGATAAAATAAAAGAAATAGTCCAAGAAGTCTTTCCTAAAATTGAATTAAAATACGGGTATAGTAAATTTGCTAACTGTACTCCGTATATTGAATTTGAAAAGAGTATTTATGCTAGGTTATCCGGAGAAGAGGATGATGGTGAGTTAGGAGAACAGAGCCCGGATGCAGAATACGATCATATAACTAACAGTATAGTTTTGTACTACCCTAAAATGAAGAGTAAAAAACAAATTATACAGACATTGATACATGAATATCAACACTACCTACAATCTCCTTCATGGATGACTAGGTATTATAAAATGGGATATAACTATAATAACCACCCATACGAACTAGCTGCTTTAGCAGAAGAAAAAAATTGGAATAAATTATGAGTAATAGTATAGTAGATTTATTAGAGGCATATCCTCTACCGGAACAAAAAGAAGTACCGCCATACAAGATATACTGTGATATGGATGGAGTGCTTACTGATTTTGAATCTCGATTTGAACACTACTCAGGCATGTCTCCTAAAGAGTATGAAAGTAAACATGGTACAGCAGGATTCTGGAACTTAATTGATGTAGAAGTAGGAGTTAAATTTTGGGTAGGAATGGGATGGATGCCCCAGGGTAAAGAATTGTGGAATTTTATATCTCCTTATCAACCAGATTTACTTACTTCACCTTCTAGAGACAATAATTCAAGACTTGGTAAAAATTTATGGGTTAAAAATAATTTAAATCCTAAACCTAAAGTTATATTTGCTTATTCAAAAGATAAACAAAGATATGCAAATGAAAATAGTATATTAATAGACGATAAAAAATCTAATATTAATGAATGGGCTGCAAGTGGAGGAATTGCCATAAGATGTAAAGACGGTGATGTTACCACAGTTATTAATAAATTAAAAGAACTTGGTTATGAGTAATGAATCATTACTTAAAAAAGAATTTAAAAAATCAGACGTTGAGAGAGTTAGAAATCTAGTTAATAAGGATTTTACTTCTAAAACTAAACAACAAGCGGGTTATAAAAAAACTACTCAAAGACATAAAGAAGGAGATATTTGGGAAGAAAATGGTAAACAATGGACTATCAAAAACGGCATTAAACAGAATCTAACCAAATTAGACGCTGCAAAAAAAGCAATTCGTATTCCTCTAAGATGTCCTAAATGCGGCGGTCCTATGAAGCATCATCTTGCTGAGAAAATGTATAAAATTCATGGTTTTTGTTTTGATCCCTGCACAGTAGAAATGGAAGCAAATTTACGTAAAGCTGGATTATACGAGCAATATGAAAATCGTATGATGCAAGGTAATATGAAAGCATTTGCCAAAGATATAGAACAATGGGCTATCGATTTAGTAAATACAAAAGATACATTTGTTACTGAAGCTGGAGATGTAGAAGATTGGAAATCTAATTCAAGTAAAGATAAGGAGATTCTTAAGAACGTACGTGAGTATGTTACGCATCTTTCTGAACATATAAAGTAGGTATATTTATATATAAAACCTACTTTTAGTAATGACACAAAAACAACTCTTAGAATCTGTCCTTTCTGAGATTGCCCACATTAAAACGCATATGCCTAACGGTGAGTTAAAGCAAATGCAAAAAGATATGGAGAATTTAAAAGAAGATATATCAGATTTAAAATATACGTTACTTAACCCAGATAACGGAGTAATAGTAAATACAAATAAGAATACCGATTTTAGGAAAGGTATGCAAGCAGGAGAAAGAGACTTTCAACTTAAATTAGTTGAATTAGAAGAGCTCAAAAGATGGAAAGATGGAGTATCTAAAGCTCTGTGGATTATCTTTACTGTACTTGCTGGTTTAATTATACGAATGCTAGCTGAAATATCTGATAAAGTATAATGGCTAAAAAGAAAAAAATATCATCTGATGTGTACGCTTTTATGAGAGAGTTAATTCAAGAGTCTCTCCGTGATTGGTTCAAAAAAGAAGATTGGGTTAGAATAGCCTCAGACGGTTCAATAGCAGGACCTTGCGGTACTTCTAAAAATAAGAAGAATCCTGATAGATGTATGCCTAGAAAAAAAGCTCATTCTATGTCTAAAGCAGAAAGAGCAGCAACAGCTAGAAAAAAGAAAAAAGCAGGAGCTAAAGGACAACAAGTAGTTCCTAATACTAAAAAAGGAAAAGTGACAAAAGCATATCTCAAAGAATTAGTACAGCAAGTTATTTTAGAGAAAGATGATAGATGTACTAGAATAGCAAAAAGAAAATACGATACCTGGCCATCAGCTTATGCTTCAGGAGCAGTAGTTAGATGTAGAAGAGGAGAAATCTGGAAAAACGAAAAATAATGAAATTAGCTGAAATAATCTTTGAACAAGAACAAAATACACAAGTAGATTCGGCTCTTAAACAAACCTTTGATCAATTAGGTAAAGAACTAGCTAAGAGTTCTGAAGAAATAGTTCAAGATGAAAATAATGTTAACGAAGCAGCAGGAGTTGTATTAGTTGCAGGTATTGCATTAGCAATTCCAGAAATAGTAAAAATAATCGGTAAAGTAACTAAAGCAGCTGGTAAATTTTTAGGAGGTAAAAGAGCAACAGGAGATGCAATTATAGCAAAAGCGGAAAAGATGCACCACCTACTTCTTAGACCAGTAGAATGGGCATTAACTAAATTAGGATTACCTAAAGATAAAGCACACAAAGCAGCTGGTATAATACTAACTACTGCAGTAGCAGGACTTATGATAGCATCAGGAATTGGAGCTTATAAAGCAGCTACTTCAGGTTCTTCTGCATTAGCAGGTTTAGAAGGAGCATTAACAGCTGTAAAAGGAGGAGAAGTAACTCAATTTGTAACTAAAGCTTTAGCAGCAATTTAATTATAAAAAATTAAGATGAAATTAACCGACGTAGTAAAAGAACTAGTAATAGAAGGTAAGCTTTCTGACTTCGGAGATAATAATACTCCGGCTGCTCTTAAAAAAGAAAAAGAGATAGAAGGAAAGAAAGTCGATGCTATGGATTCTTTAGCAGACTTAGACCTTAATACTCTTGGTAGAAACGTAACTATAAAAGAATACAGATACGGTCCTTTAAATCCTGACGATGAAAAAGGATCTAAAAAATTCTGGGAAGATAAAGCAGAGATGTGGGATACAACAGTTGAGCATGCTAAGACTTCTAGATGTTCTAATTGTGTTGCGTTTAACCAAAAACCAGCTACATTACGTAAAATGGAAAAAGCTATTGGTAAAGAAGGTAAAAAAATAGTTAAAGAAGCTAATTTAGGCTTTTGTGAGTTTTTCTGGTTCAAATGTGCTGGAGCAAGAACTTGTGATGCTTGGGTAGCAGGAGGACCACTAAAATGAAAAAATCTGAACTAACAGAAATAGTAAGAGAAGTTATTAGAGAAACTATCCGTAAAGTAGATGGCAAGTATGTAGTATATCCTGAGAAAGGCGGAAAGAGATTAGGAACACATTCTACCCGTAAAGCAGCTGAAAAACAATTAACCGCTATTCATTTAAATAAAGAAAACTACGCCGACGGTAAAGTAAAAGAAGCTTTTTCCCCTTCCCCTCTACAGAATTTAGTCAATGATTACCTCTTTTTTATTACAATGAATTTTACTCATTTAGAAAAGACCGGTAAATCTCCTCAAGACGTTGATGCTTTAACTCAAATGATAAGGCAAGCTAAAGTAGATGTAGACAAGTTAAAAGATCTTTCTAAGGATCAATTAGAAAAAAATAAGAATAATATTCTTCAAAGAATACACGATATGTTAACCTATATTATATCTCGTATGAAAGCTCATATGAGACCGGAAGAATATGAAAAAAGAAGAGATAGGTTAAATAAACTTTTAGCTTTATATAAAGACGCAGCTAAAGTTCAAGAAAACTACGCCGACGGTAAAGTAAAAGGAAAATCTAGACCCGGCAGAGTTAAGAAAGCAGGAGCCTCCTGTAAAGGCTCTGTAACTGACCTACGAGCTAAGGCTAAGAAGTATGGCGGTGAGAAAGGTAAAATGTATCACTGGTGTGCTAATATGAAAAGCGGTAAGAAATGATATTAACCGATAATAAACTCCATAGAGACGCTTATTTTGTTAATGCTACAGAGGAAATAGACGTACTAAAGGATAAAAACTGCGTAGATTTATTCGACCAAAATGGATACCACTTAACTAAAGCCGAACAGGCTTTTCTTAGTTATAATGGATATAGACCTATAGAAAGAAGACATGAAGATTGCTTAAGATACGATTGGCTGGTATGGGATAAAAGAGACGGTGTACACATTAATCACTCAGACTTATTTGAAAGAAAAGGATTTGACGATCATGCTAAAGAACAGCTATTAGCATTTACAAATGAAAATCCTATGCTTTATAAGCTTGTAAAAATGAAACCTAAATGGGGTATTGATATATCTATAGATTATGTATCGGAAGACGCTGTATTTGAGGTATTTCATTATGAATGGGATTCATTTGAATATGATGCAGTAGTAGAGAAAAAGTTGGAAATAGAAAAATTTGTTCTTAACTTAGACTGGGATGAAGTAGCTAAAGATCTATGGAAAAAGAAAGATCAGTGGTTTAATTTAGATTTTTTTGACCAAACTCAATGGAGAACAGATTATTTTGGATTATCCCCTGAAAAGTTTAAAAACGTTATTTGGGAAGATTAATCTATTTATTTATATAGCTATATAAAACATACACACGATGACATATCAAGAAATTAAGGACCGTTTATCAAAATGCGAACTAGCATTATCTCAAATTAAAAACGGTACATACAATTCTACTACATCTATTAGTTTAGAAAAAGCGAAAGAAAAACTAGAAGTCCTAAAAGAATCATTAACTAAACAGCTTTCTTTATTAAAAGAAGAAGATGAAATGGAGCCTGGATTCGTTGCTACTGATGATGAAGATACAGCAGCAGATTTAGCAAAAGACGGAGTTAAAGTTAAATTAACTAGCGAACAAGAAGGAATAGAATTCTCAGCTGAAGAAATGAAAGGCATTGCTAGAAAAGTAGGAGAGGCATTAATCAAAGCATTAAGAGATGTAGGAGACGAAATCGAGACTATTAAAGCACACGATTTTGATGTTAATACTTTTGATATTTACGTTAAGTATAAAAATGATTTTGAAGATGAATTTACTTTTGATGTAAGAGATGATAGGTTACATTTAGTAGATTTTTCTTTTGATAAAGATTTAGTAGATGTAGGTGTTAAACCTTCAGGAGAAGCTATTGTCAATGTTGATGTTTTAGCAAACGAATTAACTAAGCATTTTAAATCCCTTAATGAGGAAGGTATTAATGAAGCTCTTCCAACAGTCTTTGATGATGAAAGTATGGATGAGTTATTTGACCTTATTTTAAAATATGTAAAGGATCCAGCAGATGCAGAAAAAGAATTAGACAGATTTGAAGCTGGAGGATATGATGCTTTCTCACCAGAATTAATGGCTAATCTAGATAGAGACCCAGAATTCGGGGCTTGGTATGATAAAGTACATAGTATCAAAGAAGAAGAAAACGATAGACAAAAATATCTTCGAATGCTTGATATGTACAAAAGAGCAGGTAGAAATGATAGAGATAAAATTAGACCTAAATTAGAAAAAGCTGCAAAGCAATTAGGTATTAAATTACAACTTTCAGAAGCACCAGAAGGCATACACTATATTAAAGTAGCTATCAGAGATGCAAGACAAGCTATTTCTATACTAGATGATAAATACAGAAAACAAGTTGAATTTAGCGGTTCAGATACCTATTACTTCGGAGATGAACAAACAGCATATGATGTGTTAGAAGACTTTGGAGCTAATGATATAGAAGTTACTGACACTAGTTTAGACTTATTTGCAGAAAATGTATCTCATGATAATGAAGGAGATTTAGACGTAGGACATCAAGATGATGAGCCAAACATGCTTAAAAAAGATGTTTACGATATTGCAGTATATGCTGCTAAATTATATAAACAGTTAAATAAATATGATCAAGCCGATGGAGAAGTTGATTTTCCTCATTGGTGGCAAGCTAAAGTAATTAAAGCAAGAGACTTTATATCATCAGCTCAACATTATTTAGAAGCAGAAGAAAAACAACCTATTATAGATGCTTTAGCTTTAGAAGGTAAAGAAGGTGCTTCAGCAAAGGAAGAAGATAAATTTCACAGAGAATTAGATAAATTAGTTCATAAGACTTTCGGCCATAGTAGTGATGAAAAGAAAGATAAAGAAATGAACGAATATAATGTAAATCCTGAAGCAGAGAAATACGTTAAAAGATTTATTTCTGGAGTAGCTCAAAAATACGGCTATGATGAAATGGATGCTGTTCATTTAATCTATCAAGTACTTGCAAATACTGGTTACTTAGATATGAGATTAGAAAGCACTAACGAAATAGGTATGTTTCATGATCCAAGAGGTTATAGCTCTACTGCTGCAGCCGAAGATAAAAGAGCATTACAATTTGTTAAAGACTTAATTAATAAAGGAGTTAACAAAGAAGATGCAATCGAAAAAGCAGCAGAGAAATTCAATCTTAGAGTTCACTATTTAACTAGATATGTAGACAAGCGTATAGATGAAATTGATTATGATGAAGCTTTAACCTTAAGAGGTATGAAAGCTGAAATCGAGGATGAAATTGCTCAATTATACCGAGATATGGAGCAAGAAGCTGAACCAGAAGGTGGAGAAATAGCTGATTATTACGGTGGTCAATTAAATAAATTAGAAGATCGTTTATATAAAATCAACAAACAACTTCGTGATTATGATATGAATGAATCATTAAACGAAGAAATGGACGGTGGTCAGTTATTTGATTACTTTGCTAATAAAGGATATGATGTAACAGAACGTAGACCAGATGGAAGAGAAGCTGGATTTGAAGGTTATATGGTAAGCTACGGAGATGGTCCATACCCTCAATCAGTAATATTCCAACATAATAAAGATACTGATCAATTTATGATTAGTAGAATGGGTGGTTATAGAATCGATCAAGATCAAGCTGCTAAATCTGGAATGAGACAAGCAGGCTCTTCAGGTATTGCTGGAAGAGATTCTTATATGACAGATGGAAATTACACCCCAGTAGATATTTCAGTAGAAGGTTTAAAAGATATAGTTGATCACGTAATGGGTGGTTTAGGAAGAGAAGCTAAAGCACAAGCAGACTTTTATGGTGCTAGAGGACGTACTTCAGGTACTGTAGACGAAGGACCTGGAGGTCAAATTTTACCAGGAGACATAGTTAAAAATCAACACGGCAACTACTACATGAGAGTAGATGGAAAAGTTGGTAGACATGATGCTTACGTAAGAGTCACTAACGGCAAACCTGGTAAAAAGAAAACTGGCTTACATGCCTCTTTTAAATTAACATTAGTCAATAAGGACGAATTAAATGAAGGAGCAACATGCTGCGGTAAATGCGGTAGAGTTCATGTAAAAGGTACAAAATGTAAAAGACCTTTCCTAACCGGAAAAGATCACTGCAGAAATAACTAGAATATTATGAAAGTAAGAGAACTTAAAAAACTTATTGAACAAGCATACATTCAAGTACTTAGAGAAGCTGAAGAACCTACACCGGAAGATCCGATAGGAGATGAAAAAGCATCAGAAGAAACAGTACTAGAAGATGCTACTGATACTATGCTTGAAAAATTCCCTACTCTTAAAGCAACTCTTGTTAAATTAATGACAGAGGATTTTAAAGAGTTTGTAGATACAATTGATTGGGTTTCTCCTAAACCAACCACATTCAGAGTAAATCTAGTTAATGGACAAGATTTTACTTTAAAATGGACAGGAAAGAATTTCCAGGCACAGATTTTAGGTAAAAAATATATGCTAGGTAATATTAGCGATTTCCAACAAGCTTTAGATAAATTAGCTAGACTTTACCAAGAAGCACCTCTTAAAGGAGCAGGTGAAGAAGGCGAAGGAGGAGAAGCAGACTTCGGAGGCGGAGGCGGTGGAGGAGACTTCCCTGGAGAAGAAGGCGGAGGAGAAGCAGGCGGTGAAGCCGGTTTTGACGATGCAGGAGAAGCAGAAGAACCAACCGACACATCAGGAGATATAGACTTTGAAGCAGGAGAAGAACCAGAAGCATAATAGCAGTAGAAATGAAAAACAATTTTGACCTTAGAAAATTCTTAGTAGAGAATAAACTTACTTCTAATAGTAGATTAAACGAATACTCAGACTACGAACCTGGCTCTATTGCTCCTGCAGATTTATACTATTCTGATAAGCATGGTAAATTAGTTACTATGGATGATGTGGATGATAAGTACCACGATAGTTTAGAGTTAGTATATAAAAAAGGTGACAGGATAGAAGATCCTATGGATTAAGGTAAATAATATAAGTGAATGAATCTTATAGATAAAGTCATATTAGAATGGTCGTATAAGACCAAAAAAGGATATCCTGATATCGATAATGAAGAAGATATGAGGCTATTTGAATCTATGTTCGGAATAAATTTAACAGAGGTTATAGATAAAGGATATAGAGTACTAAAATTCTCAGAACTTATCAAAAGAGGAGCTCCTAGACTTGTTAAGTTTTACGACATGGTACAGTCTAAAGATTCTTTTTACAACACAGACGGTAATGAATTAAAATTACAATTTGCTTCTGAAGAGTATGCTGATTTATTTAAAAATAGAGATATAGACGGTATTAGAAAAGTGGCAGGTAGTAGAGTTAATACTTTTCCTTTCTTTTTAGATTCCAAAAAAAATTCTGTTTCACTAAATGATCTTCTAAAAACACCAGATTTTGGAGGTAAAGGAGCAGGTTCAGGAACAGTAGTAGAAGATGAAAATCTATATATTCTGAAAAAGAAATTAAATAACCTGATAGATGTAGAAGGTGGTACCGTTGATGTAATAGTTAACGGAAAAGTATATAAAGTAGGTTCTGCAGAAACTCAACCAGGAATGCCTAAATCAGATTTCAATCTGTTAGACGAAAAAGGTAACCCTGTAGTATTTATTTCTCATAAAAAAGCAGGAGGTAAAGGAGCATCAGCAGATGATTTTATTAGATGGAGCGGGTATACAGCTTATGCAGATCATCCGGAAGTAGTAGCATTTAATAATGGTATAAAGAAATTTTTAGTTGATAATAATTTAGAAGGACTTCCAAATAAAACAAGATTCATTACTCCAATTAAAGATGAAGAATTAATTAGACTTTTAGTTTTTGGACCCGAGTATGGAGGACCTAATAGTAAAGAAAATGTAAATATAGTTATTCAAGGTGAAGTAGAGTTTAAAAAGATAGGAGATAATAAATACGAATTATCTGGAGAACACGTACTTCTTCCACCGAATACACCTAAAGGAGAGTATGCTCCTTACCTAACAGCAGCTTACAGAGGAGATAGAAAGATGTTTGGTATTCAAAATAACGAAGCCATTGCAATGACCAAGGCTGTAGCTCACCGTTCTTCTAATGTATATTTACTTAAAGATGGGGAGTTTGAAAAAATTAAATAGTTATGGCACAAGACATAAAAAAAATAATCGCACAGGAGTATATCAAGTGCGCTAAAGATCCGGCGTACTTCATGAAGAAGTACTGTCATATCCAACACCCTACCCGAGGTAGAATTTTATTTAATTTATACCCTTTCCAATCAGAAGTTCTTCATTTATTTAAAGATCACCAATACATAATTACTCTTAAATCTAGACAGCTTGGTATATCGACTTTAGCTGCTGCTTATAGTTTATGGTTGATGTTATTCCATAAAGATAAGAACGTACTAGCTTTAGCAACTACACAGGCAACTGCAAGAAACCTTGTTACAAAGACAATGTTTATGTATGATGAGTTACCTAAATGGTTGAAGCTACCAGCCGTAGAAAAAAATAAACTATCTTTAAGACTTAAAAACGGATCAAAAATTACAGCAAAGTCATCTAATGCAGATGCTGCTAGATCTGAAGCGGTATCCTTGTTACTTATAGATGAGGCAGCCTTTATTGATAATATTGCTGAGACCTTTACTGCTGCACAGCAGACACTAGCAACCGGTGGTCAATGTATGGCTTTATCAACTCCTAACGGTATTGGTAACTGGTTTCATCAGACGTGGGACAAAGCAGAAGCTGGTGATAATTCATTTTTACCTATAAGACTACCTTGGACAGTTCATCCTGAAAGAGATCAATCTTGGAGAGATCAACAGGATAGAGATTTAGGACCTAGAATGGCCGGACAGGAATGTGATTGTGATTTCTTAGCTTCTGGTGATACAGTATTTGAACCAGATGATCTTTCTTTCTATGAACAAACATACCAAAAAGATCCTGTTGAAAAAAGAGGTGTTGACGGTAATTTATGGATATGGGAACAACCTGATTACTCAAAATCGTATATGGTTGTAGCGGATGTGTCTAGAGGAGACTCTGCAGATTATTCTGCATTTCATGTATTCGATATAGAAACTTGTGTACAAGTAGGAGAATATAAAGGTAAATTATCTCCTAAAGATTTTGGTAATGTATTGGTAGCCATAGCAGCAGAGTACAATGATGCACTACTTGTAGTGGAAAATGCAAATATAGGATGGGCTACTATAGAACAGATATTAGAAAGAGAATACCGTAATTTATACTACAGTCCTAAAAGCCAAATGGATACAGTTGAATCATATATGACTAAGTATGAAAGAGATCAGCTT